CCCTGCACCTGCAACAATAGTGATGCTGTTCTTTGCATCCATTCCCTCTAGGGCATTTGTTCTTAGTGTACTCATGCTAAACTCCCAAACGTATGAGCATCACAATGCCTAGAGTCTGTCATACTGCTACCATTGTAACATTCAAATAAATATCCTGTAGTTGTTCTAAGTCCTATATTGCCACTTAAACTTGCCCCAAACTGACCGTCTCCATCCCCTGAACTCACATTAGCAAAAAACGTAGATGACCAGTTTGTGCCACCCATATTATTTGTAAAAGCCATCGTACTTTCTCCTGCAGCTTTGTCTGTGACAGACGCTATGTTAAAGCTGTTATAAATATCATCAGTGTCATGTGAAGTAGGTGTTTGGTCCCAATGACACCACGATTTACTTAAACCATTTTGTAAGTTGGTAGTTGTAGAGTTACCCTCTCCTGTAACAGCAATAGACCCTGCTGTTGATGTGCCTGTGAGTGTGTTTGTTTTAAGAGTTGCCATTGTTTATCCTATGACGGCTTTGTTGGGAAGGTTACAGATTCAAGGTCTAATAAACCACCACTTGTTAACTTTGGCGATGCACTAGATGGTAAATCCCTTAACTGCTGTCTGTATGTTTTCCAATTACTAGCAAGAGTTAAATCTGAACTAGCCCTCCAATCTGTTTCAGCTAATAGTCTGTTTCGTTCTAGTCTAAGTAATCGCATTGGTTCGGCATCTTCTAACTCTTTCTTCTTATCGCTTACAGCTTTCCAAGTTGTGCCAAAGGCACTAGGGTCTGCACTTTCTATTGCAACTCCAGAACTATGCTTTCCAGTAACTTTTGTAAACATAGCTTTAAATTCATTTTCTGTTGTAGGCTCTCCTCGTAGAATCCACTCTTTAATGCCTAGCTCTGTTAATGCTTGAGATATCGTTATCATTGTGCTATCTCCTGTAAAACCATTGTTGATTTTGTATCTCCGTTGAGTGCGTTATAGTTATTCCAGAATACTGTCCCTGCACCACTTTGTAACAAATATATCTGGTAGACAATAGAGCTTGTTGACCCTGCTGTTTCATAATAGTGATACGAATTTGAATACGTTCCGTAATGAGCTTCATCACCTGCTGTGGTATAACCCATTGTGCTTTGAAACCTATGTACGCTAGAAGCACCTGCTCCACCAATATCTTTATAAAGTTCTTGAATACAATGTCTGCCAGTTCCACTGCTGTACATTCCGTTAAGACTAACTTGAACTAAGATTTTACTAGTGCTGAATTTAGGTGTTATCGTAGCTGTAACTGGAATTGAAAAGGCAGATGTACTGGTTGAACTTCCATACGTTTCATATTCAGAATAGACAGTTTGAATAGCATGACCTGCACTTGCAAATACACCACTACTATTAACAGTAGCTGCCGTAGTACCATTCGTGTGTTTTATATTTTGAACTAATAGTGTACTCATAGTATTGCTACGTTCCCTCCTGAGTTAATCGTCAGTGTCACACCACTTGCTATGGTCAAAGGACCAGTGACGTTAGCATTTTCTGTAGCTTCTATTGTGACGTTTGTATCTAACGACTGTGCATTGGTTCTAAACATACCACCATGCTTAAACGTACCTTTGTTTGCTTCTGGTGGTACAATGCTGTTGTCAGCTATGCCAAGGTAATTTACAAAGATGTTGCCTGTTCCTGATGAAGGTGCTGCACTAAAGGTCAGTGTTGTACCGTCAGGTATAGAGTATGCTGCACTATCTTGTACTACACCGTCTACAGATACTAAAACATCTTGAACATTAGAAACTACCTGTGACAGAGTAAAGGTGGTGTCAGAGCCATCACCATTAAACCTCTGTACGGATGGTATGGCATGAAAGCCTGATTGAACTTGATTTCCTAATAGTGGCATTATACATCTTGCTCCATATAACTCATTGTTACCGAAACCTTATCAGCTACAGAACACGCTACTTTTATTATATCACCTGCGTTTGCAACAATCTTGTTGCCTTGCAATAGTTCAAATGTCGATCCCACAGGAATGGGTACATCCTTCACAAGATGAGTTGTTGTGTTCTGTGTTTGAGAAGTTTGCGTTGTTGTGCTTGTAAGTTTTACTGTTGCTGTTACTTGTGAAGTATGTACGTTTGCAATTAACATTCCTAAAATAACAAGCGTTTTACTACTTTGAACCGTATACAATGTTTCATCTGTATTTGCAGTTGCAGACATAACATCTCGTGTAATTACTTTAAATACGTTTGCCATTTATCTTTCTCCTACATCATCCCAAGGCAATCGCTAGAGCTACTGCATTAGAGTCTGTTAAATCTGTTAAAACACTTACATCCATCTTTTTTATTGTACCTGCATCACTTACCAATAGTTCGTCTGTACTTGCCAAACCAGATGTTAAAGCTGATTGACCACTAATTACGTTATCGTTTATATGCTCACTTTCAACAGCATTATCAGCTATTTTTGCTTCTGTAATTGCATCGGCTGCAATCATAGACGTTTCAACACTTGTTCCTGCAATAGTCACTGCTCCGTTTGATGCTATGGTTACATCACCTGATACAGCTACAGGGTTGAAGTTATCTCCGTCAGCAACCATGATGTGACCACTAGTGTTTGTACCCATAGTGATGTCATCACCTGTTACTGTTAAGTCACCTGTTACAACAACATCGCCACTAAAGGTTGCTTTACCATTAAGAGCCATATCTATGTCTAAAGCTGTTATCCCAGAAGAGCCGTCAGTACCTGCAATGGTAAAATTCTTATCGGCTGTAGGAACAGTTAATACTGCATCCCCACTATTGGCATTAGTAAGAGATATTAAACTTGCGTTATTTGCATAAAAATGTATTTCGTTTGCTGTCTCAAAGTCTATTTTTGTTTCATCGTCTTCACCAATCTTTATGTCTGTGGCTAACAAGGACGTAATACCTGTCTGAGCCGCTGCTAAACTTACAGCCCCACTTGAAACAGAGAAAAATGTAGAACTAAAACTAGCCACCCCTTTATTAGAAGTCGTGGCATCTTCTCCTGCAATAGTAACAGTGGTTCCTGTTGCTGATGTATCTATACCCTCACCACCTGCAATAGTGAATGACTCGCTGTCTAAGTCAATATCAATAGTACCACTGTCAGAGGCTACATCTAAATCTTGTGCCGTTACCTGAGAGTCAACATATGCCTTAACTGACTGTTGACTTGGTATTCCTGTAGCACTGTTAGAAGACATATCGTCTTCATCAACAAAGGTCTTTCCATTTAATATATTTAAGTTTGCCGCACTTGAGGTAACTACCGTGCCCCCTAGCTTCAACCCATTAGTCCCGTCATGGGAGGCTACATCAAAGTCATTAGTGCCATCGCTAACTGTAACATCCCCATCTATACTTACATTACCACTTGCATCTTTAACTATTATCTTACTAGCAGGTATAGTTATAAATACGTCTTTTGTTCCTGAACCAAAGTTCACAGCACTATTACTATTAGAGCTCGCTATAACGGTTGTTCTTGCTAAGGTTGTTCCAGAAGAAGTAAACGTACCCAAACCAACCTCAAACGTTCCGTTTGTATTGTCTACTATAGAATAATATGTTGTATCTGAGTTAGATAGGTTTGCAGTAAAAGTCTCAAAATTACTTACAGCACCTGCAAGGGTTATAGTCCCCGTGCCCGTGGTAGTGGTAGTTTCCCTTACTCTATCTGCAATCACTAATGCCATTAGGCTATCCTTATTATTGCGTTACTTGCGTCTGCTGCCGGAAACACCACCGTAAAATCACCTGATGATGAGGATTTATCCGCTCCAAAGTCTAATACACAAACAGCAGGATCACCTGATGCACTATCGTTAAATATTAAGGCCCCTCTAGCTGTTATTGTAGAGGAACTAAATGTTTCATCTGCAAAGTCTGTCAGGGCTGTTGTGCCTGATGTAGAGGGATCAATTCTTGTTAATTCCCCGCCCTTTGCTGAATAGTTTGTTCCAGATACTTCATTACTTGTGGTGTACGCAGTTGTAGCGGCACTTAATGTTGCACTAGAAGTGTATAAAGCAATATTAAATGTACTGCCCCCACTAAGTAAAAAATTGTGTTTTGCTTCTAAAAGTTCTTTTTTAAAAGAGGTACACATTGCCTGAGTTATAGCCATTATAGTCTCCTTATGTGTTCTGCAAGCTTATTATAACCTGCATCTTTAATTGCATTATAAACTGTTGTCCTGTCTGATTTTATAGCTTCTTTCATATAAAACGCTATAAGTTTCTCTAAGTGTGTTTTAAACGCTCTAGCTTGATCTCTGATCTCAGGAGCGGCATTGTCTCCTACTTCTACTATTTTGTCAGCACATCTTTTTGCAACTTCCTCTGGGGTAAATCCTCTGTTCTGTGTTGTGTGTACATTTACAATAGGCGTTTTTGGTAATTCCATTAACATTACTGTTTCTCCCTAACAACCTGACCCGTTCTATAGTAATCACTAACTTCTTTCGCCTCACCAAACAATTTAAGGGATTGCACCGCTTCAGTAAACCGTTGAGCATAGTTCTGAAGAACGTCTGGCTCTCCCTTCATAAAAGTATAAGCCTCCATCAAGCTACCGTACAACATGGCACTTGGTGCATTCGTGCTAAGCCAAGTAGTTCCCGAATCAGACCCGGCAGTCAAACTGGTTGGTCTGTAGTAATAATGCAACTCTACATTAGACGAGGCACTGGGCGTAGGCCCTATCACAAAGTTATCAGTATCAAATAAAGCATAATAACGAGGGTCCCCTGTTGTAGAAGAGTTTGGGTTAAATGTTTGAACAAAGTTAACGTCTTTATAATCTAAAAACACTTTCTCACTGCTACTATTAACAAAGCTTAAAGAAAAAGGTGACAAAAAATCGCTAGGACAAGCTAAATATTGATTACTAGAGGTAAACGCCGCCGTAGCATTTTTACGAAAATTACTAAGCTGCACATTTTTTAAAATGCGTTCTTCAGCTTGAATAATAAAGGTAGACAAGGAATCTACAAAGGTTGTCTCTGTGTTTTCCGTGTAGTTCTGTATGGCTGTTTTTAATGTTGCAAAAGTAAAACTCATGTCGTCACCGTAACACTTCCTACCGAGCCTATAGCTCTAATTGCTATGCCTCTATCTGGAAAGCCCCCTCCTCCAACAGGAACTTCTAACGGCTCTATCCTGTCCGGACGAGCATCTCTTAATGCCTGGGCATCTGATATCTTAGAACGGGGCTCTAGCTGTGGTTGTTTAGCTTCAAACTCATCACGACCTACAAGCAGACCGTTCCATTCACGCCGCATATCTTTATATTTGTATCTAAACCCAGACCTATCTGATATGGCATACGCATTTTTTCCTGTTGCAAAACTACTCATTAAGTCACCTGAAAGTATTGATATTGCGGTACAACTTTAAACGACGCTCTATCTCTGTCTTCAACCATAGCTCTTTCAAACTCTTCTTCATACATAGCTTTCAATAACTGCGCCCTGTTAGGAGCTCTCTTAATAGAAATATAGTAAGCCAATCCTGCGGCTAAACACGGGTATAACCGAAAAGGCACATCTAACGTGTTTACAAAAGTATCCGCATCGTCCATGCGAATAAGCGCATCATAATGTATAACATCCGTACTGTTTTCCGGCACAGGCCACACTTTAAGAACAGGCGTAACCTGTCTATCTAAGAAAAATTGATTAGGTCTACCTGATGTAGTCTTGGTTGGAATAGATAAATACGCATCCCTGCTAATCCTAGATAACGCAAAATCAGTGCTGCTTCTTCTTACCACAACAGACAATATATCTATAACATCCGCGCTAAGACTATACGTTCCTGTGTCTTCCGTCATTGCT